GAGTCGCTTCAAAGACGTGTATCTCGACTCGCACGTTCCGGGGTATCCCTGCATTTCGACGCCTCGATGGTCGACGGAAATTGTGCAGGTCGACTCCGGTGCCGAGCAAGTCAATCAACGGTGGGCAAACCCACTGCACAAGTTCACGCTGCCCGAAGCCGTGCGCGATATGAGCGTCTTCAACGCGATTCGCGATCACTGGCTTGTAATGCGCGGGCCTTTGTATACGTGGCCGTGGAGAGACCCGCTCGACTTCGCAAGCGTCGCACTGACGACACCCAATACCACACCGACAGTCACGCGCCTTGATCAACCGCTCGGAACCGGAGACGGGCTGACTTCAACTTTTCAGATTATCAAGCGCTACACGCGAAGCTCGCAGACGTTTGACCGAACGATCGTTCTGCCTGTTCTTGCGTCAGTCCTGGTCGCCATTGACGGAACACTGCAAACCAGCGGGTACACCGTTTCACGGCCCGGCGGAATCGTCACGTTCACATCTCCGCCCGCCGCTGCTGCGGTGATCACGTGTGGATTCCTTTTCGATGTGGAAGTGCGTTTTGAGAGCGACGAGGCATTCGATGGCATCGTGCAGACCTTCGGCCTCGGCGGTTTTGCTGACATCAATCTTTTCGAGACTCGGAGCTGCTAGATATGGCAATCATTTGGATGGATGGGTTTGAGCACTACGGAACCGGGACAACCGGAAGAACCAACATGGTTAATTTCGGTGTTTATGCAGACGGCGGAATTAGCTCTCTATCAAGCACTCAGGCAAGGTCGGGGACGCTTTCCTGCCGTGCCGGCGACTTTCAGCGCTCCTTTGCGGCCAATAAGACAACCGTCGGAGTTGGCTGCGCGATTTGGCTCGACAGTCTGCCGACACTTGACGTCCTTGATTATTTTATATTTCGCGATCCCGATGGAAACGTCCTGTGTAAGTTCGGACTGTCTAACTCACAAGAGTTCGTTTTGTATCGAGCAAACAGTGTAGAAATTAGTCGTAGTGCTCCGGGTCAACTCACCGCTGGAGGCTGGTATCACCACGAGTGCAAGTTTGTTCCGAACGGCGCAACCAGCGCGATTGAACTGCGCATCAACGAAGTCACCGTCTACTCAAACAATTCATTTCCAATCGGATCTGCGTCAGGAACCTTTCCGGGAAGTACCGCAACCTCGACGGCTTCAGTTGAGTTTGATCTTTCTGGTATCACGTATACGTATTTAGATGATCTTTATGCGTGGGATACAAGCACGAGCTACAACAACACGTTTCTCGGCGACAAACGCATTGCGACGATGTTTCCCGACGGCGACACCGCCGAGGCCGACTGGACACCCAACTCAGGCATCACTGGCTACACTCAGATCGACGAAACCGCCATTGATGGCGATACCACCTACGTTTCAGCCGCGACCGTCGGGGATATTAGCGAGTTTAACTTTCAGGCGATGCCGACTGGTGCGGTCGCTATTTCGGCTGTGCAAATTTACACCGCCGCAAGAAAGACTGATGTCGGCACGTGCGATATTGCAACCGATATTGTCAGCGGTGCGACGTCAACGGCCGGAGCCACACAGGTTTGCACAACCTCATACGTTTACGCGCAAAACATCTTCCAGACTGATCCGAATACCGGCGCGCTCTGGACAAAAGCCGGAGTGGACGCTGCGAAGATAAGAATCGAACGCGAGGCGTGATCAGTGACCGACGCTCGTGTCACTCAGACCCCGGCAACAGCGGCCTATGAAGCCGACGCGACGGCGCGTGTCACTCAAGTTGTTGCTCTCGCCCCGTGGTCGTTCGCACCCGACGCGCGAGTCACGCAAGCCGTAGTTCTGGCGGCGCATGAGTTTCCGGCGGTCTCTCGCGTCACTCAGGTGGTCTCGCTTGCGCTTTATTCTTCACAACCGTGCGTCACTGGGCGCGCCCAGTGCTGGCGCATCACCCGAGTCGACGGGACGGTCTTTGCCTACACCACGCACGACCAACCCATTACCTCGATGGGCACAACTTTCATTCCTTGCGACTCGTTGCGAGCAAGTGCGTCGGGGCAATCTGCAAGCGTCAACAAGGTGGGCGCAGGAGATATTGAGGCGGTCGGCTTAATCTCTGACGATGGACTTACTGAAGAAGATCTGTATGGCGGTCTTTTCGACGGAGCCACTGTTGAGGTCTTTGAGATCGATTGGAGCAACCCGACAGCGGTCAAGCGCCTCACGCGCGGCGTCGTGGCAAGCGTCGAGCATGGAGGCGCGGCCTACAAGCTGACCGTTACCACGCCGGGATTGCGACTGTCGCAAAAGCCGTTGCTGACGACGTATTCACCTGCGTGTCGTCACGTCTTTGGCGACTCCAACTGCGGCATTGCACTTGGCCCGCTGACTGTCACGGGTTCGGCTACAACCACGTATGCACGCGAGAGCGTGAACCAGTTGAGCTTTCGACGATTTGCCGACTCGACCCGAGCGGAAGCGACCGACTATTTCAACGGCGGCGTCATCACTTGGACAAGTGGGCTCAATACGGGCGTCAAGTCAGAGGTCAAAGCGTTTGATGCAACCGTCTTTGAGCTTTGGGACATTCTGCCGAATGAGATTGCGCTGACCGACGCATACAGTTTGACGCCGGGATGCCCGAAAACTGTGCTGGCGTGCAAGACAAAGTGGGCGAGCTCAAACATCGTGAACTTCGGCGGTTTTCCGGCGATGCCCGGAACCGACATTCTGGCTCAAACGCCGGACGCAAAATGACGACGCCGACGTCTGACGAAGTGATCGCGGTCGCGCGGTCATGGCTCGGCGTTCCCTATCGACATCAGTCGAGTTCACGCGAGCGCGGCGTCGATTGCATCCAGTTTGTGCTCGCCGTCGGGCGTGAGCTTGGATTATGCGAATCACTGCCGATCGCGCCTTACCCGATGGCGAACTCGCCGCGCAAAATTTTGACTCTTCTACAGGCGCACGGCGAGGCGGTGGAAGGTAGACCAGGAGTGGTGATGTTTTGGGGGCGGCGCAATGGCGTCCCGACGCACTTCGGCATTCGCTCAGAGCTTCACGGCGAGATCGCGGTCATCCACGCCGATGCCCAGCTTCTGAAAGTAGTCGAGCATCGAATTCCAGCGGAGCAACTTTCGTTGATTCATTCCTATTGGTGGTTTCGCTAAAAAATGGCTAACACCGTCGTTCAAGTTGTAGGCACCGTAATCACCGCAAGTTTGGCCGCCACTTTGGGGCCGGTTGGCGCGGCAATCGTCACGGCTATCGGCTCCGTAATTTCTGCGGGAATCGCAAACGAACTGTTTCCGGTGAACGTCAACGGGCCGAAGTTTAGAGGGGTGAATCAGATCACCAGCAGTTACGGCGTCCCAATCCCATTGATTTACGGAGCGGAAAATCGAGTCAGTGGCAATGTGATTTGGTCGACGGGGCTGGTTGAGACCAAAAACAAAAAAAGGGTTGGCAGCTTCCCGTTCCGATCAACGATTACAACCTACACCTATTCGGTCAGCGCGGCGGTCGCGATTGGTCAGGGATCGTGCAAAAACATCAAGCGCGTGTGGCTAAACAGAAAGCTCGCATTTGATTCGAGCGTTTACGGTGGAGCATTGCCTGATTACACCCCGTGGACGGTGACTTCGGGCGTGAGCTACGAGACCGCCCCGTTTGCCTCAATGGCATGGTATCCGGGCAACTCCACCCAAAATCCCGATCCAACTATGCAAGCGGCGCTCGGCGCGACTGAGGTGCCGGGCTATCGAGGGACGGCTTACCTGGTCTTTAAGGACTTACAGTTGGCGGACTATGGTAACTCGATGCCAATAGTTGAGGTGGAGCTGGAGGGGATTGGTGATGGCACGCTCGCGAGCGTATTTGAAGACATCTGCAACAAGTCCGGCCTGACAAGCGCCGAGTTTGCGGTGTCTTCTACCTTTTTATCGTCAGTTGTGCGCGGCTACGTCATCAACGACGCGGGTGCTGGTATAGCTGCGATGGAGCCCCTGCTGACGGCTTATGGCGCGCTTGTTACCGAGCAGCGGGGGACGATTAGAGTCGACTCGCGCAACACCGGAGCGGTCGCCACGATCCCGATTGCGGATATGGGCGCAAGAGCGGACGGCGGGGAGACCAATCCGCCGCTGCGAATTATTCGGGGGGCGCAAGTCAATCTTCCGCGCGAAGTCTCAATCACTTACCTCGACGCGATTCGAGACTACCAGCCAAACGTCCAAAAATCGGTGCGCGCTTGGGGCGATTCCGACAGCAACGTCGCGGTGGAGTTACCGCTGACTCTAATCGCTGACGAAGCCAAACAACTCGCCGAGCGCGCATTGAGGGAGCCTTGGCGGCAGCGCCTCACCGTCAGGTTCGCGGTCGGCCCGGCGTATGACTTCCTTTTGGCGGGTCAACTGATCTCGCTAGAAATCGGCGGTGTATACACCAGCGTCAGAATCCTCTCGATTGTTCGTGGCGATAACGGTGTCTACGAAATCGATGCCGCAGGAGATGACAACTACGTCTTTGACGGCTCAAACGACGGAATCGCCCCGGCTGTTCCGGCCAATCCGTTGCGCGTCGTCACCGACTCAATTGGCTATTTGTTTAACGCACCGATCCTATCTGAAGATCAAACCGAGTCCGGTTTCATCGCAGTCGTCGATAACGCGGGCGGCACGTTTGGCGGCTCGACGCTGTATTCAAGCGCGGACGATACAACCTTCGATCTTGCCACCTCGTTTTTGTTGAAAAACACAATCGGGAGCTGCACGACCACACTAGGCGCGTGTGCAACCGCCGATGCGTGGGACTACAAGAACACGCTCACGGTCACGCTCTCTAACAACACCGACAATCTTGTGAGCGCGACGGAATTGGACGTCTTGAACGGTGCGAACTTGGCGTGGGTCGGGCGCGCGGATGGGTCAACGGGCGAGTTGATTCAGTTCACCACGGTGAACGAAACGTCGCCGGGAACCTTTGTATTGTCAAATTTGCTCCGAGGGCGTCGCGGCACGGAGTTCGCCACGGGCGCGCACGTTGCCAGCGAAAAGTTTGTTTTGCTTGATTCTTGGGCGGATGTTGATTTCACAGAAACAGACGTTCTCAAAACCCGCTACTTCAAGTTTGTCTCGCTGCGCCAGGATGTGGACGACGTCGTCTCATCAACTTTTATCGGGCGCGGCGAGGGCGGCGAATCTCGATCAGTGGCGCTGGCCTCAACGGCTCGCAACTCTAGCAACGACGTCACGGTCACGTGGCTCCCGCGCACCCGATGGTTTGCGCCCGGTCTCGGTTACGGCCTCGTCGATCTTCGCGAGTCGGAGAGCTACGAGGTCGATTGGACGGACTCGGCCGGAACGACGGTCTATCGCACCGTCAGCACGACGAGCCGCACGAGCACCTACACGGCGACCGAGCAGACGGCCGATGGCCTCACGCCCGGTGCGACTCGGTACGCAACGATCTATCAAATTTCCGCG